AGAGTCCGAGTATCACTACCCTCAACGAACTTGAATACCGACCCCGCCCGTTGCTCAATCTCTGTGAATGTAGCCCCCCACGGAACCTTAAGAACCCCCACTTGACCCTCGGGTTCAATCTCCGGGGTAAGCGTCTCCATCACCATCAACATACGGTCGAACACATCACAAGTAACTGTCATCCCATCCAACGACACAGAGACGCCGCTGGAGTCAAGGGCGGTTACCTGGATAACTGGAACGGTATCCCCCTTCACTACCACCAAGGGAGCGAGTGGATCAACCCGAACCAATGACTCAATCACCCTTGCGCCAATTCCAGTAGGTCAGCCTTAGTTGCATCAGATGGATACTCGATACCTTGTTCATCGAGATAATCCTGAACTTCTGCCTTGGTATTAGATGCAGACACAGCCTGCATACCTGTAGCAGTGAAAGTGAATGTCTTTGAGTTTGATTCCGCACTACCTGGCGTATTCACCGTTACGGGAACAACAATTGGGGCACCGACCAATGAAGGCTTTACGCCAGTAGTAACCTTTGTCGCTGAAACGAAGGTTGTAGGCTCTCTTCCGTTATTGAACAGGATATAAGTATCCTCAGTGAAGTTTGTCCCATTTACCTCTAAGGTAAGGTCTGCCCCACCGACCACAGCGGTAGCGGGAACAAGACTGGTAATGGTGGGTCGATGCATGAACGCATTGACAATGACCGCTTCACGGTACAATGGCTGGCTAGTCATGTATCAGTCTCCTATCGGCATAGGGAGGGGAGCGGGGTGAACACTCCCCTCCCTATAACCAACTCAGGCCGGGTTGATAACGGCGAACGGATACCGAGTAGCAGCGTTCGGATTCCGGTGGTTAACCGGATTAGCAACCTGGAAGGCGAATCGGGCACGAACACGAAGGCCAACCGAGTCCTGCTGAGCCAGATTAACCATCGCACTACCATCCTGAGCAGCGGAGATATCAATCGATGACTCATAGAGGAACTTGTATTGGATATCAGTTCGGACACCAAGCAGTGCCATGCTCGGATCGCCCACAACTGCACGGGTAGTACCAAGAGCATTGAACTCATCGTACTTGACCGGACGACCGTAGATCGAATCCACGAAGGAATCGTTCTTAAGGCTGGACACATAGATCGGAACGCCAGCGGCACTCCAACCACGGAACCCACTCATCTCACCGATACCTGCATAGACCTGCTTCACCATGTAGCCGTCCTCTTCGACCTCGGCAAAGGCAGCGTCGTAGCCGTCCATATCACCCGCCGCAGCGACAGCCACATTGCCAGCGGCTACGGAAGCGGGAATGATTGCAGTGGGCCACGAAGAAGGCTTGTTAGTACCAAGGAAGGCAGCAAGGTCGAGTGCCAGACCGATTGCCTCACCGAGTCGAGGGGTGACTTCGTTCCAGAGATTGATCGCCGCATCCTCTAGCACAGCCTCGGGAATGACCACGATTGCAGCAATCTCTTCGGCAGTGAGAACAAGACCCTTCCACCGCTGTTCGGTGGCAGGCTTCACACCTTCATCGGGGGTAGCAGACGAAACCTCACCCGTAACCCACTTGGCAACCGGCAGCACATCGAGTACGGGAAGATTCTGAACTCCGGTCGGCATCGTAATGCGCCGGAACGTCGAGAGAACCATCGACTGCGCCACCGCAGACTCAATGATATCTCGTGAATAAGCGACCGGAATGAGTCCCGATTCCGCACCAGTTGGCGCAGGCATCGCATTGGATTCACGGTCAATGACATACGGTGCGGGCATATAGCCCTCCTTTGCATCATGTAAATGCGTGGGAGGACCGCCGCCTGGGAACTGGTCCGTGTAGGAGCCGCCTGAGCTACCTACGCCACTTCGTCAACGTCTCCCCGAACTATATCACCGTCGAGCCTGTTTCCGCAACCAATCGCTCGCATCGTCTGGAACTATTGACGGCCCACGGTTCCCCTGATCGATTGTGGTCGGGGTCCGCTGTGGTGGTGGCTGTACGGCGAGGTATGGCCTGGCCTGGATCAACTCACCGATTGCTTGATCGATAGCATCATTGTCTAGGGTAAGTCCATCCAAATCCAGATATCTACCAGCATCTTCGGGGTCAGTCAACTTAGATGCCGCCCGCCCCATCACTCGTTCCCGCAGCAATTCCCGCTGGAACTTATCTTGTTCCTCTTTGCGGGCAGCGGATATCGCTTTCTCCGTATCGCTCATTCGGGCCTCTTCCGCCTGAGACAAAGCATCGGTCAGTCGCTTATTCTCAGAACGAAGCCCCTTATTCTCACGCCGATACTTGGCGTTCAATTCGGCTGTTGCCTTCGGGTCTTGAATCTCTGTCTCTTCACCTTCGCCCGTATCGGGTGGTGGGGTTTCGGTGGGTTCTGGCGCTCCCTGGTCAGTCATTCACTGCCTCCTGGTATCTCCTGTCGATGACCTCTCGCCAATTATCGGCATAAGGATCAGTCCATGTGATTGATTCTTCTTGGCTAACCATTCTCCATACACAGCGACAATAGTTATGCCACCCCCGATCCCGTTCCCTTGATTGAACGCTAAGTAGTCGCCCCGACTGTACCTGACACCACCCACAAGGGGTTCGGCCAGCTATCGGCCCTCTCTTCCATGCTAGGGCACCGACGCCTTTCTTTGACATTCGATATCCAGCAAGGTCAAGTTGGCCTACTAAGGCATCTACATCTCGGCTATCCCGAGGCATTGAGATTAAGGTATCGGGTCGTTGGTTGTCGTAATACCATACAGGCTGTTGCCCTAGGACACCAAAGAGTGAATCCTTTGTCTCCTGCTCTATCTGACGACTAAATGCAGTTGTTAACTTCTCTGCATGGAGTGCAGTTTCGGCAAAGGCATCAAACGGGTCCATCCCTTCGGATACCAGCCACCGAGCCTTGATAATTGGTGACGTTGACCAATGACCAAACTGTTCCTCCATAAACTCAGCTATATCGGGTACGGTTAGCTGCGGAGTCACGCCCAAGTAGCTAAGCTGGTTACCCAGATAACCCGTTACGAGGTTGGCAATCGCATTGGCTCCCCCGGATAGGATCGTCCAGAAAAGCAACGCCCATTCATCCTCATCTGACAACGTATTCAACCCAAGCCATGCCCGATGCACTGCCCGCTCCATCGCCAACTGGATTCGGGTGAATGCCGATTGGTATGCAGACGAGTATTGATCGAGAACCGCAGAATTAATTGCTGCCATTAGAGCTTGTTATGGTATTTCTTTATGGTGCTTCGGGTGCCGGCGCCAATGCTGGCTGTTCTGGCTGTGCAAACGACTCGGTAAGTAGCCGCTCAAACAGATCGGCAGATCGCTGAGATTGCATCCGTGAAATTTCGGTAGGCGAGTACCCAATGTATTCCATGATCGCAACCCAGGGGATAGCGAGAGATTGCATCTGCACCGCCGTAGCCATTACGTCCTTCTCATGGCGTGATCGTGGATCTTTCCACACCACTTCAAGAATCGGATCGGCTACTTCACGTCCAGCAATCTCAAGAGCAAGTCGGGCCACTGTCTCCCAGGAATCGCCGTAGGGTTCACGACGATCCATCACCTTAGCAATTAGACCCGTCTCTGACGCCTCAAACGATTCGGCTGACGGTGGATTAGCAAGCTCTGATTGCACAAGGTAATGCATAGGGATTCGGGACACTGCGGAGAGTTGTCCGACTCCATCCGAGATCGCTTTCAGGTAACCATTTACATCAGTTGCCTCAAACGATCCGAACTTAGTCTCTGGGTCTGGACTCAGCCATAGCCGGTCAAGTGCCACCTGGAATGTCTCGATTGGCTCCCCGTTCTCATCCTTGGGAATCTCCAAACCAGTCGCCCACCGCTGTCGCAATGCTCCAAGTTCTACGGCGAGCAGAACGTTAGTGGTGAGATATTCAAGCCTCTTAAGTGTGGACTCGATATCCGATAGATCGCTAACCCCATATCCAAGATAATTCGGGTTAGTAGCGAAGGGAACCATCGGCACTATCCCATAGGGATGATCGAACGATTCCAGCAACTCCCACTTCATGTTCTCGTTACGATCGCTGTATAGCTCTGGGTGTAGATACAGGTTTGAGGGTAGATCCTTAATGGGGGAGAACCACCGATACACTGCCTCATCTGTATAGACGTTGCATCGAGCCTGGTTGTCGATGGTGTCAACCCACATCTTAAGTGCTGCCGCTACGGTTTGCCTATCCCCCGCAGTCATTTCATGGACGACGTAAATACCCGATTCATAACTAATCGAAGGGATATTTTCATCATCTTGGGAGGGCCATACGGAAACATAACTGGTGCCAATCGCACCGGCCTCTCGGTGGACTTGATGCTGCATGGTATTGATCTCGTTCATTCGGAACAATGACCATAGATCAGTATCCACTTCATCGTCACCGACACGGAACCCCTGAATCACAAGTCGTTCCGTAACGATATCGATAACCAATCGACCCCACGGTGTCCGACTCATATCGATAAGTCGTCGGTATGCTTCACGGTATCGTTCAATGACCGGAATAGCACCCGTTCTTGCTTCATACACGTCTTGAAAGTGCCGACGCCAAGGAATCTCGGCTCGGAACTTATTAAGCAGTCTATCCCGCCACCATTCCGCAGATTGTGCCGATTCAGCCATAATCAGGACCGCCAATGCTCAACAAACTCGGATAATTTCTGCTCCCGCTCATACCTATCCAACCGCTTCAATTCCTTCCCTAAGCGTGACTCTTCACCAGTCTTATTGATGTGGCAAGCATGACACATTGCTCGTAGATTGGAGATTTGATCTGACCCACCAAAGGCTTGCGGTATTAGGTGATCGACTACCTGAGCCTTTCGTCCGCATACCACACACCGCCACTTATCCCGCCGCATAACTCTGCGACTAGTCCGCATCCATCCTATCGGCTTTTTGCGGGTTGAGGTATCCCATCCATGCGGCCTTGCAGGTTGGTGCATCGAACATCTTGGCCCATCGTATACCATAAGTGAACAACCGGATTCCATACATACTCTGGCTGCTTGTGCCATTAGAATGTCACCAGTTGTCGGGAGCGCCGTGAGCGAGGCTTACCGGCTGCTATGCAGTCTCCGGCTGCTTCCCACGCCAATACCGCCGCCATTGCACCGTCTATTTTGAGTGGTGAATCCCGTCGTTCCTTACGGATATTCCACAATGGGCGATCTTCGTCGTCAGTAATGGTAAGCAGTTGACGCATCGAATTGAACACATGCTGGCCCAAATGGGTATTCCCATCATGGGTATATGCCTGAGTATTCATCGCTTCCTTGAAGTTACGAAGCGCATATGCCATTGGACGAGGCCGATTCG